CCGTAACCGCCTTGTCAACTTTCCTGGTTATCTCCGCATACATCTGCTTTGCCGTGAGGTTCCTTCCATTATGCCAGTATCTGCGGATGCTGTCATCCATTCCAATATGGACGACATAGATACGAGGCGGCGGAAGGATACCCCATTTCACGGCATCTGCAAGACTTACTACAGATTTCTCGAACTCGCCATAGACACTTTCAAGCGCAAGGCGTTCATCATCATCTATCACCGCGCCGAGGGCGAGGATATAGTCGCCCCGGACTGACCGGCAGATGGCCTTGCGCTTTTCGGTATCCATATGTGGTGCCTCATCGAAAACCACAAGGTCCCAGGATGTGTCTTTGTATTTGTGCAGGGAGGCGTAGCATACGATCTGGACATCATCCATCGGGATATTGAATTTCTTGAATTCATCCGTCCAGTTCTCGATGTTGTTCTGCTCCGGCACAAGGATAAGACAGGTCATCCAGGGATTGTCTTTCAGGAACCGCAGCGCCACGTTCGTCTTTCCCACCCCTGTAGCCCACTGACAGATAAGCCGGTGTTCCTTGGCAAGCCGATGCGCTGCGATACCCTGAAGGCTTTCTCTATCCATAATACTCGTCGATTGCCTTGGCGACAAGCGCAAGGTCGTTCGGGATGAACATCTCTTCGAACATGCCGATAGGGGACTTGGCAGGGATCTCTGCGCCATTGCGGTCAATCGTCCTGTTGGTCACGAAGCCATAGGTGATTTTCTTGTCTTCATACTGGGGCTGGGTGAAGAGGACGATATCAACATTTTCAAGGATGTTATATTGGGAATCCAGAAGCTTCCCAACCGTAGAGGGCTTGTATTCCATAGCCCCGGAGTCGGTTACAATGGATTCCACATGGTATTCCATAAAGACCTTGATGTCGTCACGACACTCCTGAATGGCTTTCAGCACCTGCTGCATATGGACCGCCATGTCCGTATATTTTTGGTAGCCCGTTTGATTGGCTTTCCTGAAATACTCCTGCCGGATGATGTAGGTGCCGTCAGTGATGACAATGTTCTTGATATGCTTCTGCTTGTCGGCCCATTCAAGGGCCTTCAGCACGCTGTCATAGGTAGGCGTGGAGAGCATGTTCTTTTGTTCCTTGCCGTAGATTCCTGCGAACTTGAACGGAAGGGTCCTGTTGATGACACGCAGGATAAGGGTCTCTTTGGGATTGAGGGTGCGGATGGCACTTGTCTTGCCCGTGCCGGTCTTGCCGGCAATCAAAATTGTTGTTGCCATAAGTTGTTAAAGTGTAAAGATATTTTTGAGAAAAGACAGTAATGTCAGAGATGTAGCCTTCTGCCGCTGGCGGAAAGATTTTATGTTCTGCGCTTTCGCATAGAACTTTGCAATGGCGTCTACCTCGTCGGGGCGCGGCAGTTCTTCGAAGTTGCAGACAGCGCCGTCGAAGAACAGTGGACATACGCCGCCCATTTCTCCATTACGATTGGCGATTACATACAAGAATCTTCCATAGTTCCGTAAGCCAGAGCCATCAGCATCCTGGATCTTATACCCAAGCCAGTTCGGCAAACCGAACTTGGACGGATCAAACAGACCGATTGCCAAGTCACAGTCACGTGCCGTGTATTTCGAATCGCCAAGTGTTGAGGCTGTCGGAAGCATCCGTTTCTGTTTGATGGCCTCCAAGCCTTCGGATTCAGATGCCTGCTGCTGGATGGCAACACAGGTGTAGTTGTAGCGGTTCCTGAGATATTTTACGAAATACTCGGACATCTTGTCCACGGCATCCTTTGTCCGGAATCCCTGTTCCCGATCCACAAGACCGATATGGTCTATGATGACGATCTTGTAGTGGTTCGGGTCATTCTGGATATAGGAGTCGAAAATCTCCACTTCCTTGAAGGAATCTCCTCGGGATGCCATCTTGTGGGACTTGTATGTACCGACTTTCTTCGCATAAGCCTCACATACGCGGAAGATGCCGGTAGGGTTCGTATCCTCAGTCTCAAACTGTACACACTGTTCGAAGAACTCCAGCCTGCTTTTGTATGGCTCCTGCTTGAATTTGTCCAGGTACTCTTGTGGAACAGGATAATCTACAGATGTAGACCGAAGGTCCGTCGGGGCGATGCGGATGCCGTCTATCTTGTAAAGAAGATAGCACAGATAACGCTCCAACACTTTCTGGACGGACTCTTCCAGGGCGAAATACAGGATATGACAGGAACATTTGGATTGATTGTCGTAGCAGTAATCCAAGACATGGAACATATACACGAAATCAGCAAAGTTGGTTTTCCCAACTTTCTGATTTGCAGTGATTAACACGTATTGCCCCTGTTCTATTCCAGGTATTTCTGACCGGAATCTTGAGAATGGCAACGGTATGCAGTTCACACCGCCACCGAGAGCGTTGTTTCGCCGTTCTTCCAACCGGTTCAGGACACCATCAATCGTAGATAGGTCAGACAGTTTCTCGCCAATCTGAAATATCTCGCGTTCTGACGGGTTCATTCCAGATATCATACGAGTTCTCCTTCAGAAAATTGCGGGACAAGTCCGTCCCATTCATTCTGTACTGCATCTTCTGCCGCCTTACCTTCGAGCATGTCTGCAAAGACACTCTCATTGACATAGCGCACACGGCCATTGCCGTCAACTACCTTGCTTTGCTTCAGGATGAAATACTTCAGAATCTTCATGTATTTGGTGTTCTCCTGGAATCGTGCAAGATAGCGCCGGGCAACCGTAGTGCAGAACTCGACGCTGTAGTCGCCAAGGTCACGGGTGTTCCACAGGGTCTCAAGCCGTTTGGAGATATTCTCGACGGAATCCCGCCAGGGATATTTGCCGTCTTTCTCTCCGGTAGGCCAAAGAAGCCGCAGCTGCGATGCCAGTTCGTTGTAGAATTCCTTGCCGCAGATTCTCACGAATCTGTAGTCCGGAATCTGATACTTACGAAGCAGGGCTTCGACGGCTGTTTTTCCTTCACCGTCGAAGAACCCCTGCTTGTATAGATGTTTCACGCAAAAGAGCGTTTCATTGCTTATTGCCTGCATTTTCCTTTTCTTTTTTGTGTTCATAGTGACAGGCAAGGACGACACCTGCGAGGATGGCATACAGCAGAGCGGTGAAATACACATGATGCTCGCCGCTGGAGATGCCGTAGCCGATGCAGAATGCGGACATTCCTGCAAGGAGGATGGAGAAGAACAGTCTCATGCTTCATCCTCCAGATATTTTCGCTCCATCCGCTCGTCCTCGCGCCGTTGCTGTTCCTGTTCCCAGAGGTCATCGTCGTCGAAATACTCCGGTCCGTTTTCTGGCCAGTACATACTCAGAATGCATAAATGTAGACCTTACGTTCCGGAGCCATACGCTCCTCCTGCCGCTGGATTTTCTCATCGACGGCATCCTGGAATTCGTCAAGGCCGAACAGCAGTGCCATCTGGTACATCATGATGGATACGTCGGCGATTTCGGAAATGACATCTTCGTAGGATGCGCGATCATCTTTGTAGTGCTGCAGCGCAGTCGTCAGTTCGGACATTTCTTCAATGGCCTTGTCCATCTGATGGATTGCCCCGAATTTCTCTACGGCCTGCTCGCACACAGACCGGATGTGGTTGTTTCTCTCGTCTTTCATATGGTTTGTGGATTAAAGAATATTTCTTCTTCCTGCCATCCTGTGGCATCCGCCACGGTGAGGCCGAAATCCTCGCACAGTGCATCGAATTCCTTGAGCAAATCTTCACCCTGATTCATGAGTTCGAGCTGCTTCCGCGCACGGATAACGGCATAGTCATGTCTGTAGTCTCCCATAGCGTTTACAAAATTAAACCGCAGGATTGTTCGTCCTGCGGTTATAAATCGTGCGTTTATAGTTTTTCTGCAAGTTACTCTATCTCAGCTGCATTGAAGTAGCACTTATGTTCATTAAGTTCTTTTTTATGCGCTTTGATTTCGCGAAGGAGTTCTTCGTAGTTGCCACATGGAGCAAGGTCTAGATTGCAGTAGTTGTTGATGGCTTTGATAACCTCATCTTCCTGACCACGGCAGAATCCATAACATTCCGCACCGGTTTCAAGACGATAGATTTCCGGAAACAGTCCTTCGTTGCAGATGATTAGGAAATTCCAGAATTCATCCGTAGAATAGAAACCATATTCGTCGAAGTTGTTTGCGATGTAATCCTGCAGCCAGTACGGACGGTCCCAGGCGGAAGCCGTGGAGAATTCCACACTGGCAACGCCGTCATTA